CGGAAATTCATAGTAGAATGGCAGAAATCGAAGATTGCTACCTCCAAGGGGAGAGAGCGATGATAGTATTCAATGCCCATCTTAAAGATGAACCCAGAACTTTTGAAAAAGCAAAGTTGGGTAAAACACGTGTCTTTTCAGCAATGCCACTAGACGGCTTGTTAGTTATGCGCAAGTTCACTATGAGTATAGTAAGACTCTTACAGAACAACCGCATAATTTGTGAGCTGTGCCCCGGTTTGAATTGCCATTCGAAAGATTGGGGTGTTGTTTATCGACACCTCATTCAGTTTGGTACCACCCAGATGGTTGCTGGGGATTACAAAGCTTTTGACAAAATGATGCCTGCAGAATTTATTCTTGCGGCATTTCAAATAGTCATACGCATTTGTGTGATCTCTGGTAATTATGATGATGAAGATGTTATGTGCCTCCGAGGCATAATGACTGATATTGTTTATCCAATAACCAATCTCAACGGCGACTTAGTCCAATTTCATGATCTTAATTCATCTGGCCATGGATTAACTGTTATTATTAATGGATTAGTAAACAGTTTGTACATGAGGTATACCTATTATGTTTTGAATCCCGCAAAGGAAGTAGCAAGCTTCAAGAAGAATGTAGCTTTACTTACGTATGGGGATGACAATGTATTAGGCGTTTCCAAACGCGTACCTTGGTATAATCACACCACCATTAGAGATGAGTTGGCAAAACATAGTATTGTGTATACTATGCCTGACAAAACATCTGAGAGCGTACCCTATGTGGACATTAGCACTGTGTCTTTTCTCAAAAGATATTGGGTGTATATGTCCGAATTAGATGATATGGCTTGTCCTTTGGAAATGGAATCTATCGAAAAGTCACTCACTGTGTGGGTGGCTTCAGGTAATATGTTACCAGAGGTGCAAACCATTGAAAGTTTTCGTGGTGCACTGAGAGAATATTTCTATTGGGGAAGAGAAAAATTCGAAGAAATGTATGACTTCTTCACAAAGGTCATACTCGAGGAAGGTCTCACAGACTACCTACTCGAACCTTTACCAACTTTTGACGAGTTGGTGAATGTGTGGAAGGCCCATTAGGGGCCAACTGGGCATTGGTGATGTCCATTTAAACCAAAACACCAGTTGAATTTCTATATACACTACTTTGTCTTACTTTTATTATAACACGACAACTTAGAAGGAGAAATTTGATAAAATTACCAGAGCGACCCTCAAAGTGTTACTTTAACACCGTGGTATGGTAAGCCACATAAGTTATAATAAACTTTCTAGAAGAATGGGTATTCTCTAGAATTTTAATACCGCCTGAAACTAATCAAAATAAATCGTTAGATGTGAACGAAATCACATCACACATGGATACTGAACAACAACTTGAATTTGTTGATTCAGATCCAGGATTCGAATATAAAGTAGAGTCCCAACCCGATAGTTCGTTTGATTATGGAACTACTTCCTCTGCTGAATTAGGTTCTTTCTTAGAAAGGCCTGTTGAAATATATAATACTATTTGGCAGGAAGGAGCTCAATTAAACGCGACGATTAATCCTTGGGCATTATTCTTTGACCGAGCAAATATTAGAGACAAACTGAGAGGTTTTTCTAGAATGAAATGCTCATTGAACATATCTGTTAAAGTTAATGCATCGCCATTTTATTATGGTTTAGGATTGGTATCATACAAACCACTTACCTCATTTGGAGGTGGTGCGATTTTACCAGTCGTCGGTGGAACTCACCAACTTGTACCCTATTCACAACGACCACATATTTATATACGACCACAAGAAAATTTAGGAGGTACCCTTAAGTTACCATTTTTATATCATAAACAGAAAATAGATATTACCTCACTAGCAGATCTTACCGACATGGGAACATTGCGGTTTGATTCAGTGGATGCTTTACAGAATGCCAATTCTGTAGTAGGCACTGATGTTAGTATAACAGTATATTGTTGGGCTTCCGATGTCACACTTTCGGTACCAACAACTGTTTTAGAACTACAGGGTTCTAAAGGTAATACGAGTAAGAATAAGAACTTTAGTGTAATAGAGAACGTTACTAGTTTTGGCCTTGACAAGTCAGAATATGGTACCGGACCAG